ACTCTGTAAAGAAGAACTTCTTCCCCGCGACTGAACATTTCAGTGGTGAATCTGATCGTTGTTTCTTCTTCACTGCGACACCAAAACAATCCCTTACTCACAAGAAACCAGGGATGAATTGGGGTCACGTTTATGGTCAGACTCTGGTCAATGTTCCTGCTCCTGAGTTGGTTGAAGGTGGTTACATTCTTCCTCCTAAAGTTGTAGTCAAACAACTGGACATGGTTCAAGATAAGATGAAAGTCTGGTCCCGTGATTGTGACTTTCTGATGAAGACCATTGATGACCAACAGACTGACAAAGTTCTGGTCTGTGCTCGTACTACGAAACAGATTATTGGTCTCCTGACTGACTCTGACTTCCGTACAGATATTGCATCCCGTGGTTTCTCTTGGATGACAATCACCAGTAAGACTGGTGCTATCATTGATGGTAAAAAAGTCAATCGTGAAGTCTTCTTCGATACTTTGAACGCATGGGGGAAAGATCCTAACAAAAAGTTTGTGGTTCTGCATCACTCTATTCTGTCCGAAGGTATCAACGTCAACGGACTGGAGAGTGTTATTTTCCTCCGCAACATGGACTACATTGGTATCAGTCAGTCGATCGGTCGTGTGATTCGATTGGGTGACAAATCTAAGACTTTCGGTCTTGTCTGTGTCCCTGTTTATGACTCTGTAGGTATCACTACCTCCAAGAAAGTTCAGGCGGTTGTTGATACCGTCTTTGAACAAGGTCTCCCTGCAATCTCTGAAATCCGTCGATGAATTATTCTAAACCAGAGAGTATCCATCAAAAGAAAATACGAGAGTCATGGATGAAGTTAATCGAAAAAGATCCCATCCTTGTTATTGATTTGAAGACTCTTAAACTTCGCCCCTGCAAATACCAATGAAGAAAGACTGGACAATCTATTGCGAGAAGACTTTCAACAATCTTCGCGCCAATGCACACAACTGGGGTAAAAGTAAGGAGTGGGATCGAGCAATCACCCGTGACTTTTACCTCGGTGTGTTTGATTCTGGCAACCCTAATTTCAGTGGGTTGATTAGCGAGAACGCACTAAACAATAAACTGAATAAGAAGAAGACCACCAACGATCATTGTTACTCACCCCAACAAGTTGGCAGACAGGTGATGGATCAACAGGATATTTTTCTGGAAAACTATACTAAATTCAAAAACCTATTCTTTTACTGCACCCGACAGATTGTGGTGACTCAGAAAGAAAATGATGAATTATCTTATCTAACACAGAACGATGAGAATGGGTTCCGATTGTTGTGCCCTACTCATCTTAAATATAAACAACTGGGTATCAAATTGTATCAACGACCTGAAGGTAAAGTTCGATGGAATAGTGCCATGCCCGTTGATTGTAATATCATAGAAGTTCTCCCAGAACATACAGAATACGAGAAAAAGTTTTTAGTTGTATGAGTTACTACAACCACAATTCATCACTCTTTGATCCTAAACCTGTGAGAGATTATGTCTCTCACGATGGAATGTTTGCTGTCATTCCGTGTGGAAATAAGTGGATGTTAATTGTTAATGGTGATCAGATGGGAGTATCATCTTCCTTTGAGATTGCCATGCGTCGATTAGAAAAACTAAAAAACACACATTCTAAATCGAAGAAACGCACAAAGACTCCCGCGAAACCAAAATCAAAGAAAATTCAAAATAAACACTTACTCCACCCCAGTGGTGGCAAGGGATCTCAGGGACGTGGTGGACAGTTGAAACAAGTGGACACCGATCCCGCCAATCCCCTGCTAAATGCACTATCTTAAACAAGTTGAGGTTAATTCATGACAACTAAGACCAAACGAGTTTGTGTCACTCCCCTGTCTCGTAAAGCAAAGAATCGCTTTGCTAATGAGATGGATCTGTTTCACACTTGCAATGTTGAGATCGAACGTGAACATGAAGGTCAAAAATGGTGGTATCTTCAGTCACTGAATAAGTCTTACTATTTCTGGGTTCCTGCTAAAGGTAACGATGATTGGAAAGTAGAGCGATGATCGATGGATTTCTCCATGAACCACCAACGGACGATCACTATTACGAGGAAGTTTGCTTTAAGACTAATGTTATTGCAATCTTTCTTGTATATCGCCCTGGGTATTTGTTCAACGATCACAATCCACATCGTACTATCTGGGGATTCTACAACACCAAGAAAAACCAGTTTCATGCTCCAATCAACTGCAAAAAGGTTGGTAGTGTAGTAGACATCAGGGACACAACTCCGTTCACTGCAATGCAGTTGAACCTAGAACATTTCAATCCTTTAGAACTCGCACTCTTCACATGACCCGTTTCGAGATTACTTACTCTGCTTCAGGTATTCCGCTCACTAAGACTGTTGTTGAGGCGATTGATATACCTGCAGCAGAAAACATTCATAAGTCAATGTATGGAGGATTGCCTGGTTATATTCTCCAGTTTATCTCCGTTCTCTCAAACGGGCATTGACATCACTAAATAAATCTTTTACAATTCAGGAGAACTTTACCAAAACAATGGCATCTAAGTATCTTTATATTGTCGATCACTTCTGCCCCTTTCCTGTTTCTGAATATGGTGGAATCTGGAACGTGATTGCTACTGACGACGAAGAATGTTTCGATCTCATTACTAATGTTGATGAAGACTTTAATCAGCAACATTACGGGACTCTGAGGAAACATATTCAAGATGCTAGAGTGTATCTCCTGGGTGAAGATGAGGAGTCCTGTGTAGTCGAATCTTTTACCACATGACATTTTCAGACCACGAATGTAGTGTACTGTTTAAAGCAGTTAAATACTACTCAGATAATGGAATTAGTGACGCATCAATCAGACACAAAAATGAGACAAACGATTTGATGTTGAAACTCTTTCCATTGCGGAAAGATAATGGCATAATTCCTGGATATAGAGTGGAGGAAGAATGAAAAACTTAGATCCAAACTTTAGGGACGAAGATCGTCAAAAAGAGGACAATAAACAAAAGAATGATGTAATGATGATGCTGATGGGTGAGATGCTCAATAACCCAAATGTGAAAGAAGATGATAACATGAAAAAACTATTAGATCACCTTGATAAACACTTTGAGGTGGACGGATAACCTAGTGTCACAACACCCCTTGCAAAAGGGGTTTTTTTATGCAATGATACTATCATGAAGAAAAACACCCATCTCGAACACCCTGAAGATGCAATCTTTGGTGGTAAAGAAGATTTTATGGAGATGCTTCGGTGTCTCCGTTGTGAAGATAATACTATCTCTGTCAAGTATGATGGAGCACCTGCAATCGTGTGGGGAATTGATCCACAAACTAAAAAATTCTTTGTTGGAACTAAATCAGTCTTCAACAAAGTAAAGATCAAAATAAACTATACTCACGCAGATATTGAGAAGAATCACGGAGACAAACCCCGTGTAGCATCAATCCTACATTCTTGCATGGATTGTTTGCCTCGTATCGAGGGAATCTTTCAGGGTGATTTTATTGGTTGGGGTGGTGAAAAAGTCTACACTCCTAATTGCATCACCTATAAGTTTTTCGACACGATTGCTCCTGAGTCGATTGTGTTTGCTGCTCATACTCACTACGTTGGTAACACTATCAAGGATGCCGAGGTTCGCTTTGGTTTTCCCTACGATCTTTCCCCTCCAGAAGTATATGCAAACCGACAGAAGGGTAAACCATTCGGTCAAGATAAAGTCCGTTTCGTAAATACAAATGTCACCATTACCTCCCGTCATCGTAGAATTAACCACTTTATTCGCCTTGCTGGTGTGGTTGCAAATCTTGTTACGTTTCCTGGAAGAAAAGAAGGAGAACGACTGAAGATTCAGGTCAATCGTTGTATCCGTGAACAGAAAGATATTTCCGATGCAGGTATGTCCAAGATGCAAACTTACCTCTACAAACTTATCATGCACATCAAAGAATTGTTGATGGAAAATATGGAAGCAGATGAGTTGTGTAAGTGTTACTTTGAAGAGGAAGAATGTGACCATGAAGGTGCAGTCATGTCCAACAGATATGGTACCTTTAAGTTAGTCGATCGACGTGAATTTTCTTACAGAAACTTTACAACTGCTAAGAAGTGGTTGAACGAAGGTGCTAAGGTAACCTTCCCCATGGACACCTGATTAAAGTGTCCACCAGAGGCGCCAGGCGGTCCTGTGGCGTGTATTATTAAAGAGTCAAAGGGATTCCACCATGTTCATGCACAAACTTCCAAACGGCAATGTTATCATGCACGAGGGATTGCCCCGTCATCTTGCTATCAAACGCATGGAAGATCATGAGCGTTGGGTACAAGAACACCGCGAAGAATTGGAGGTGAGTTCTCAACAATTATTTGACGATATGTTCGGAGGTTGATATAATGTTCTTTTCACCTGAAGAATGGGGTTCTTGGGAAGTGAAAAGATTGACTAGAAAAGAATACTATCGGGAATGTTTAGACAAACCCGATAACATCGTAGAGATCGTTACAAAGTATATTGAGACCCGAACTGGTCCTGAGTTTAGTTCTATCAAACAACACTTAGAAAGACAACTTCCATGAAATTTCGAGTCACTTTCATTCACTTTGATTTTGAAGATGACAATTTTGAATTGCCTCCAGCAATGCAAGCAGAAGTCATCGATGAAACTTTTTCTACGATCTGGGAAGCAGACGATGAGGAAGATTTAGTGGAAGAGATTACAGCAGCAACAGGATTCTGCATCAATTCTATTGACTACGAACACGTTCTTAACTGAAACTCATGACTTATCTTGAATTGCTCGAAAAACTGCAATGTTGCTCCAAAGAAACATTGCAACAGGATGTCACCTTCTATGACATTTCCGATGATGAATTTATCCCTGCTTCGGAAACACATTACACCGACGATAGTTCACAGGTTCTTGATCCTAAACACCTCTACATTG